GGCCGACGTCGTTGCCGCTGCCGCGGGACTTGACGAAGAGACGGATGTGGACGCTACCCGCGCCCCGGCCCCGACTCCCGTTGTGGTCACCCCGGAAGAGTACGGCTTCGCCGCTCTGAGGACCCGGAAGTTGAACGCTCGTTCGTTCGCGGCCGTCGATCCGATCATCGCCATGCAGATCGCTCAGCACGAGGCTGAGACGATCGACTACCTCGTCCAGGTCGCTCTCAAGACCGGCACGAGCGTCGTCCAGGCGAACAACGCCGTCGGGAACACGGTCACCGCGACCGACTCCGGCGACCTGACCGCGACCAACCTGCTCGGTGCCAAGGATGTTCGTCGCATCGTGGCGCAGTTGCGGGCCAACAAGGCCATCCCGTTCTTCGGGAAGTTCTATGGCCTGCTCGCTCACCCCTACACCATTCTCGACCTCCGCGAGGAGAGCGGCCCTGGTTCATGGCGTGAGCCGAACGTCTACGGCGGAGACCAGTCCGACATCTGGACTGGCGAGATTGGCGAGTTCGAGGGCGTCCGCGTCCTTCAGAACGCGCTGGTCGATGTCGCTCTCGGCGGTGTCGGGACTCTCATCCCGACCTTCCAGAACTACTTCTTCGGCAAGGGTGCCGTTGTGGAGCAGGTCTACGAAGAGCCGCACGTTGTGGTTGCCCCAGTGGTGGACACGTTCAACCGGTTCCACAAAATCGGCTGGTACGGGGACCTCGGCTGGAGCGTCTACGAGAACAAGGCGCTCATCCGTCTTGAGAGCGCGGCGTCGCTGAACGCCGACCTGGGCCTGTAGGGTTCAGGTAGTCCGTAGGTAGGTTCGTGGGGTGTCGTGTAAGTGGCGGCATCCCACGGACCCCAGGAGAGGGGAGGGCGTCGTGACATATCTGTTCACGCCGCCGAGTCGCGTTGAGCACTCCGGCGAAAAGCATCCACTGTGGGGCCGTATGAGACTCAACTACGGCGTGTCCCTTCTCAAGAAGGACGGCCTGTACCGACAGGTCGAGGGCCCGACCTCCGAGGAGGCCACGGCCGCGGATGCCTACTACATCGGCGGACACATCTACACGGTGACCCAGGGGGAAGCCGATGACCTAACAGACGCAGGCTACGGGGAGTGGGTTACTACATAATGGCCGTCGAGACACGCCAAGACACTTACAACCGGGGTCTACTCGACGGACAGATCGCCGTTCGTCTCGATCACCACGACGAACGGCTCGTGGCCCAGGACCACCTACTCGAACGAACCATCGACATCACCGCGGTCCTGACCTCGACCGTGCAGACGCTCACCGAAGCGCGCGTCACTGACGCCGCCACCCGCATCGCACTGGCCGCGGCGGTCAAGGAGTCAAAGGACCAGGCGGAGGCCCAGTCCCAGAAGGGGTGGTCTCCCATTACAAAGTTCTCAGTCGTCATCGGCGCAGTAGCGGTTATCTGGGCCATTCTCCAGGCTCTGCCCTTCGCCCTATGATCGGAGGCTGACATGCCCTTCACCGCCCTCAATGGGCACCTGCCCGCGTCGGTGCTGGTCTACCTGTCGTGGCCTGAGGCGTCCCGCCTGCGGCTGCGTGCCGATGCCGCCGCGTCCGCCACCCAACTCGCTGCGGCATTCCGCGCTCGCTTCGGCCGCCCGCTGTATGTCTCGGACGCCTACCGAACCTTCGAGCAACAGCAGGTTCTCAAGATCCAGAAGGGTTCGTTCGCGGCCACCCCCGGCACTAGTAACCACGGTCTCGGAGTTGCCCTCGACCTGGCCTCGAACATCAACGTGGACGGATCTGCTGAGCATCGCTGGATGGAGGCCAACGGGCCAACGTTCGGCTGGATCAACCCCGCCTGGGCCGTTGACTTCAACCCCGCCAACGGCGAGCACGAGCCGTGGCACTGGGAGTTCTACCCGGAACTCTACATCCTGCCCGCGCCCGTCACGGCCAAGTTCACCCTCGCACCACTCGCACCGGAGGACGACATGCCCACTCTCATCTTCTCACCTAGCCATGGGTGGGCCGCTCTCGATGGCGGACGCCTCCTGTCCATCGGAGATCAGGCCACCGTCGATGCTGGCCTCGCCCAGGGTCTCAAGCGTTGGGTGGTCACCGACACCGATTTCCTCCGCTGGATGGCCCGCAGCGAAGGCACCTGGCTCCTGTACAACTCCACTACCGGCTGGGCCGTCTGGTCCGCGGGCAAGGGCACGGGCATCGGAGACCAGGCCGTCGTTGACCAGTTCAAGTCCAACGGCGCGCCCGTCATCACGGTTGGTCTTGCCGACTTCGCCCGCTTCACCGCCTGACCATGCCCGCCGTCGAGGACGAGTTCGACGAACCCCCGGGGCCGACGGCCGCAATCTACCCGGACCGCCCCTTCCCCTGTCCATTCTTCCATGTCCCCGCCTGACCGACTACCGAAGGAGAACACGATGGCTGGACGGGTGTTCCGGTGAGGCGTTGCAAGCATTGTGGACAGACCCTCCCGCTCGCCGCGTTTGGCAATCATGCGTGGTGCATCGAGTGTAACCGCGAGTATAGTCGCGTGCGGTACGCCACCCCCGGATACCTGGCCTATAAGAATGCCACGCAGAAGGGGCTAACGGTTCAGCAGGTGACGGACGCCCTCGCCACCCAGGGCGGCGTCTGTCGTGTTTGCGGGTCGGACGATCCCGGGAAGAGGGGAACCTGGTGCATCGATCACGACCATGCCTGCTGTTCTGGGCAGAGGGCCTGCGGGGAATGCTTCCGGGGGCTTCTTTGCTTCTCGTGCAATATGGGACTAGGGATCTTCCATGACAATGCAGACCTTCTCCGCGTCGCCGCAGAGTACTTGGAGGCGACCAGTGTCCAATCCCGGTGAGAACTGCTCCTCGGCGTGTGTCACTCGTGACCATACCAGTTTCGGGGAGTGCGTCCGCGCGAAGTGCATCGCCGCGATGTGGACGGGGGGAACCCGGCCCTCCTTCGGGCAGGTCAAGCGGTTCTCGCGTGAGAACCAGGCGTTCCGCGATGCAGTCGCGGACGGACTGAAACCGCAGGCCGTCTCGTTCGGTGCAGTCAACAAGGCGTATGACGCCGCGAGCAGGGGGTGAGTCGGTTGTCCACATTCAGTAGGCTCGTGCAGCGCACGCGCCATCGCCTCGCTGGCTTCGACGGCATCCTGGACGCCTCGACCGAACTCAGTGATGACCTTACGGTCGATGCCGTGGCCGTCCCCGTGACCGACCCCCAGGGGTTTGGCCGGGGCGTCGTGGAGATCGACCTGGAGGTCGTGCGGATCGCCTCTGCCGATCCGGAATCCAAGATCCTCCATGCCCCGACGTTCGGTCGGGGGTATCGGGGAACCATCCCGACGACCCACGGTGCCGGAACTGAGGTTGTCCTCAACCCGCTGTTCCCGGCCTCGGACGTGGCGGACAAGATCAACTCTGTCCTGCGCGACATCTTCCCCAATGTGTACGCGGTGAAGTCTGTGAACTTCGACGTCACATCAGGGTTCGTCTCGTTCGCCCTTCCGGTTGACACGTTCGGCGTGATCGCCGTGACGGCCAGGCTGGCAGGATCAGCACTGGACTGGCGGCCAGTCGTGCGCTGGGAGTTCGATCCGAACGCCGACACGGCGACCCACTCGACCGGCCGGGCCCTGCACTTCCCCCTCGGGGTTCCCCCGGGCTCCGTCGTGCGCGTGACGTACGCAGAGGCCCCAGGACTGTTCGACGTCACCGGAGTACCCACCCAGGACTTCGAGACCGTTACGGGGCTCCCAGAGCGCTGTGAGGAACTACTGGAGATCGGCGTGGCATCCCTCCTGGCGCCGTTCGTGGACATGGCCCGCTCACAGGTCGCCGGTGCCGAGGCCCGGGCAGAGGGTGACGCCAAGAAGTTCGGTGCCGCCAACACCGTGGCGCAGACCCTGTACTCGATGTACAAGACCCGGGTCGAGGCCGAGCGTGCTCTTCTCGCCAAGCAATATCCGATCCGATCCCACAAGGTGAGGTAGACATGCGCTACTACTCGTCCATCGCGCAGTTGGCACAGTTGTCGAGCGGCGTGAACAACCTCGTCACATCCATCGCTGTGTCCGCCCTCACGGGGTTCCCCACAACGTGCCCGTTCACCATCGCCGTCGATCCCTCGACGGCATACGAAGAGATCATGACGGTGACGGTCGTCTCCGGCACAACCCTCACGGTGACCAGGGGTGAGGACTCCTCGACGGCGGTCTCCCACTCGGCCGGTGCGGGCGTGCGCCACGTTATCTCGGCCCGTGATCTGCGGGAGCCGCAGGAGCACATCGCGGCGACCCAGAACATCCACGGGGCCGGTGTCGGCAGTTCCATCGTCGGGACTACGACGGCGCAGACACTCACGAACAAGACCATCGACGGCGCGTCGAACACCGTCCAGAACCTCGGCGCCGCTGTCATCGCTAGCGGCGTACTCGGGGCCGCTCGCATTCCCGCGCAGACATACGGGTCCCTGACTGGAACCCCGACCACGTTCGCCCCGGCCGCCCATCAGCACCCCGGTAGCGACATCACGTCCGCGGTAGCAAACGCCACGCTTGCGGACAACGCCGTCCTCGTGGGGGGTCGGAAGATCTGGGTGCAGTCCTCTGCCCCGACCACCGGTGCGACTGACGGCGACGTCTGGTTCGAGGTCTAGCATGAAGGGGGGTGCCCGATGACCAGGTACGATGGCAATACCGTTACCGAACCCGCCACGGGTATCTCGTGGCGGGTATGGGTTGATATAACCGACGATGGTGGTAATACCGGCACCTCGACCGGCATCCACTTTACCTACGGATGGTATTTCAGCGCCCCCCTGGGCGGCACGTGGGACCCGATCTCCGTCAGTGATCCCTGGGGTTCTGCCAACTTCGGCCCACGGTACACGCCCGCGGCCGGGGACCACATTATCAGCGGCCCCTCCGCGCGCACCGCGATGATCCAGTACGGCGGCGGCAACTCGCTCCACTTTAGTCTGAGTGCGACGGACGCATACTATACGGGGCTGCCGACGTCGAGCGTCTCCTTCGACTACCCGCTCCCCGCGCGAATCCCGGTTCCGCCCGATCCGCCCGCAACTAGTTTGTTCTCGGCTACCTCGTCCAGTGCGCAGATTGCTCTCGCGCCGCCCGGCAACAACGGCGGCGCGGGCATCGACGACTACATGGCGTACATTCTGGTGACTAACCAGTGGCCGTTCTACGGCACCGGTGGAAACGTCAAGGCGGAGGGACACGGCGGTGTAACCGCGTCCGGGCTGACCAGGCATACGCACTACTACTACACCGCGAGGGCGCACAACTCCGCGGGGTGGTCCGGCTACACGGCGATGAAAGAGTTCTGGACCCTCGCCACCGTTCCCGACGCGCCGCGCGCGGTTACCTTGTCTGCCGTTACGCAGAGCACCGTATATACGGAGTTGTTTGGGAACAGCGACGGCGGTTCAGCAATCACGCGCTGGGAACTTGGCTACGGTACGGACCCAACCGGCCCATCAAATATTGTAACCTCTCCCATAACACTCACGGTTAGTGGTCTAACCCCTGACACCGATTACTACTTCTGGTCTCGTGGCGTCAACGCGATAGGGACTGGCCCGTGGTCTGCTCGATCGACCGCCAGGACGCTCCCCGGCGTGCACCTGCGGGTCTCCGGGGCCTGGGTCACTGTCCGGCCACACAGCCGGGTCTCTGGTGCGTGGGTCAGTTCCAAGACGCACGGTCGGGTCTCCGGGGCGTGGTCCTAATGGGGGCCGTCTCCGGTTCTGACATCACCGAGGGTAAGATCAAGAAGGCGCGACTTCCCGCCGACGCCGTGTACTCGGCCGATGCGCGGCTCACCGACGCGCGCACGCCCACCGCGCACACACAGGCGGCCTCGACTATCACCGACTTCTCCACCGCCGTCGCGGCACTCATCCCGACCGCCACGGACACGGTTGCGGGCAAGGTCGAACTTGCCACGTCGGCCGAGACGATCACCGGCACGGACCTGGCCCGGGCGACCACCCCGGCCGGGGTCAAAGCGGCACTTGGCGACGATGTGACCAGCCTGTTTACGATCATCGCGGCGGGCACGAGCGGATTCACGACCACGCTCAGGGCGTGGCGCACCGGCAAACTCATCGCGTGCCAAATCACCGTCTCTGGCACCCCCGCATACGCTGCCTGGCAGTCCCGTCAGATCATGACTGTCCCAGTCGGGCTCCGTCCTGGAACACAGGCCGGGGGCACGCTCACGTGGCTCGCATTGACGGCCCCGTTCATGGCCCTGGCAGAGACTTCGGGGAGCGTGACTATTGGCCGCGATGGCACGTCTGGGGCGTTCCCTGGCGGAGTATTCGCCGCCACCCTCACGTGGATAACCGCGTGACGCAGGCATGGCCTGATATTCTAGAACGTAAGGGAGTGACGACATGGCACTGCTGAACTCGCTGAGTCCGGACATCACCGAATCCCTCCCGGCTCAACTCGGGGCGGGCACGGGGATCGCCGGTTCCTTCCCGGCCGGTAGTGGGTTCGATGTGTCCATCGGGGCGCTCGGATTCCTGCTCCGCCCGTCGGTGACATACCCATACCAGCGTAGTTCCCAGCAGACATCCAAGCAACAGATCGACACGTCGGCCGACGCGGGCGAGCAGTCCCTGTCCGCATGGTGGACACGTTCGCAGTCCTCGTGGGACAACGGTGCCGGGGTCGTCTGGTATGAGCCCGGCTCGGTGGCGGAGACGGTGAACCGCTTCGCCTCCTCCCAGGGGATCGACGTGTGGACCGAGGGACAGTTCTCCCTCCTTCACGTCATGCAGGACCAGGCCCTCGGGGCCCTCTCCGAGCGGTTCGTGGTCGCTGCCCGGCGCAGCGGGGTGGACGGGTACATCGTGGTCGGTGGAACCAGCATCGTCTGGTACACCGCGGCCGGTGTCTCCGGTGCTTCCGGCACGCTCCCGACCACTGGGTGCACCAAGCCCGCGTCTATGGGCAGCGCCGTGTGGGTGGGCCACAGCGGCGGCGTGTCCAAGTTCGTCCAGTCCACGGGGACGGTCACAACCCCGTGGACCGCCTCCGCGCGCACGCAGGTATGGTGGGTCAAGGGGCGGCTCATCGCCGCCATCGGCCCGAGCCTGTACGAACTCACCCCTGCCGGGTCCGGTGTCATCACGGCCCTGACCCCGCTGTTCACGCACCCGTCGTCCACCTGGACATGGTGCGCCGTATCAGAGACCCCCGCGGCTATCGTCGCCGCGGGCTCCGACGGTGGGGACTCCGGCGCGTACCGCTTCCGTCAGGAGCAGGACTCGCTCGGGCAGCCGATCCTCTCCTCGGGGGAGCAGGTCGTCCACATGCCCAACGGTGAGTACATCACCGGCATGTCCATTTATCTGGGCACGCAGTTGGTCCTGTGTACATCTCGCGGTATCAGGATCGGCCAGGCCGCGTCCACCGGCGAGGTTGCGTATGGGCCGCTCACCCTGGAGACCTCGAAGGTCCTCGGGGACATCGCGTTCTACGGGCGCTTCGCCTACGTCTCGGTCACGGCATGGCTGCCCGACGGGAGGTCGGGCGCAATCAGGATCGACCTGTCCTCGGAGATCGGGAAGACCGGGCTCTACTCCTGGGCCGCGGACGCCGCGGTTACTACGACCACCGGCGCCAACTCTGTGTGCATCCTGGGCGACGGTCGTGTCGTCCTGACCGTTGCCGGGGCCGTGTGGCTCCAGTCGGCCACGGTGTACGTGGCCTCTGGGTGGTTGGATACGGGGCGTATCCGCTTCCGCACCATCGAGCAGAAGGCGTTCCGCTTCGCCCGGCTTGTTGCTGCGCTCAACGGGTGCTCCCTGTCGCTGACGGTCGCGGGCCCGAACGGTGTACAGAACCGCGTCGCGGACATGGATGCCACCTTCGCCACCGACGAAGACATGTCCATCAACATCGCCGGATCTTCCACCCTGCCCTATGTCTCGTTCGTTGTGACACTGAACGCGCTGGTGGGCACGGCCACCGCAACCCCCACGGTGACCGGACTGCTGGTCAAGGCCCTCCCGGCCGTCTCGGCCGCGCGCCTGATCCAGTTCCCCCTTAGTGTCTACGACCGCGAGGTGGACCGGAGCGGGAATGTCTGCTACGCTAGTGGCGGGGCCATGGCTCGCGTCCTGGCCCTGGAGGGTGCCGAGGAATCCGGAGCGCCGCAGCATGTGATAGACTGGCGCACCGGTGAAGCGTTCATCGGTAAGATCGAGCAGGTAAACTTCGATTCGCTCGCACCGCCCGACCGCTCGGAGTCCGGGTTCGGCGGCGTGGCCATGGTGACAGTGAGGCGACTATGACCCCTTCTTGGTTCCATCGTGACATCGACGCGGGCATGATCGGCCGCGACGTCGATATCGTGCACCGCAAGACAGGTTCCCCCTACGGGGACGGCCACTGCTACGACGACACATCGGCCATGTTCATACGTGGCCTGCAGGTCGCGGGCAACCTGACCCAGAACGGGATCGTATCGACCGCGGAAGCAACCATCCTCGGCCCGTCTGCGACGGACTTCCTGGTCCCTGACTGGTACAAGGAGGGGCCCTTGTCGGAGGGTTCACAAGTGGCGCTCATTGTGAGCGCCCTGCTGGGGAAGCCCAGTAACGTGACCGCTGCGCTCAAGCGATTCCAGGGGTCGCACGGTATCCCCCCAAGCGGGATCGTTGACGAGACAACCGCAATCATGCTGAACGAGGGCGAGGTGTCCTATGCTTGATACGGCCTACCAGCCCCAGCCTGGCGACTACTTCCTGGTCCAGATCCATGGCCGACCGGCGCTCTCCATCGGCATCGGTCAGGCGCTCACCGGCGACTGGTCCCGGTTCTGGCACGCCGGTATCGTCGGGTACGACGGGAAGGCATACGCCGCGCATCCTGGCGGGGCGAGCGTCGATTCGCTCGAAGAGATCATGGCCGACCGACCTCTGGCGTTCTCCCGGTTCGATCTCACGGACGAGCAGCGCGCCGCGATCGTGGATGCCGCCGAGCGGCGGGTGGGCACGCCCTACTCGTTCCTCTGCTACCTGTCCATCGCTCTCGTCACGTTCCACGTCCGCCCCAAGTGGCTACTCGATTACGTCAAGAGTACCGGGCATATGATCTGCTCGCAGTACGTCGATCAGTGCTATGACGATGCGGGAATCCATCTCTTCGATGATGGTCGCTTCCCCGGCGACGTTACGCCCGGTGACCTTCACTACGTCGGCACCATCCAGAACGCTGACACCGGCCCGTATGCGTGTCCGCTCTACCAGGCCCCGGCCCCCCGCCACCTCGAATAGTAGCACATACATCGCAATAGAAGAGCCCCTCCTGTAAAGGAGGGGCTCTTCTTCTATCCGCGACTGCCGTGGTACCCCGGCTGGGGAAGGGGGTCTAACCGGAATACCGTTGTAGGCTATCGAGCGGACGTCTCTGGGTCAGGCACGCCACACCTCGCCGGTCTGGATACACGCGCACGCATCAGCGATGGCGGACGTCCAGTAGTAGTTGATCGAACGCACCGTTCCATCGGGTCGCTGCACTACCCAGCCCCCGAAGATCGGGTCCTTGTATACGCGCCACTTGGCCCGTGTCATTTCTTCTCCCTGTCCGTATCCCATAGTATCACTGGACGCTCCCCGCAGATACCGCACCGACTGATCGGGGCCGTTGCCAACACGGGCCAGTCTCGGCAGCAGTGGGCGATGACGATGAGCGAGTCAATGGCCATCTCGGCCACGGTCCACCGCCTCTCGCACGCGGTCGAGGTTCGCCTGCATGTGGGCAATCTCCTCGTTGGGGTCTGCGACCACGGCGGACCAGTGAAGCCGCGCCATCATGCGGGTTGCTGCCTGAGCGATGCGGGCAAGGCTTTGGATCGCGTCATTCGGGTCGGTCCTGGTCACTGTGTCGCCTCCCACGCGACGAGGGCCCCGATGGCCTCGTCCAGCAGGTTCAGGTGATCCCCACAGCAGAGCCGCCAGAACAGGTTCGGGTCGAACTCGGACCACTTCTGGTAGTCGGTCAGGGTCGGTGATACACCACTGGAATCCACGCCTTCGAGCCAGTGCTCGTACTCGCGTTGCCGACGTGACTCATCCCACGGCATCATGAGTCCCTGACCTTACCGAACATACGACCACAGATGCACCGCAACCACGGGCACGTCCGCGAGGAGCAGTGCGCTTGCACCGACTCCATGCTGGGGCTCCCGCAATCCGGGCAGTTGTCCGGGAAGGACCACTCGCTGATGGCGTTCATGTCCGGTCCACCCGGACGCCCAACTCAGCCTCCACGGCGGCCAGGAAGTCGGCGCGGGTGACGCTGATTACCAGGGACCTCTCTCGTCCGGGGATGATCTCGATAGCGACGTCCGGGCCGAACCCACCGAACCCCTCGATCGTAACCTTGCGCCGCGTCACCACGCTCTCGATCTCGGTGCTCATACTCGTACCCCTTCTCTCTCTGGAACCGTGGCGGGCATCGTCTCGAACGAGGCGGGCCCGAGAGGACCCCGCGTAATGCGGGCTACAACTGCGTCCTGGATCTTGTCGGCCGCCGTCGAAGGATTGGTGCTGTCGGCTAGGCGTTCGATCTCTGCGAACAGCGCGACATCCTGGTCAATCTCGGCCGCTATCTGTGTCCGAACCAGGGCCCCGATGGTGGCATCACGGGCGAGGCGAGCGCGAAGTAGGTTGACTTGACGTTCCACCTGCTCCAGGTGGTCGGGGTTGACGCAGGGGCGGACACGACAAAGATGGTCAATGTCCAACCCCTCCACGAGCGGACCCTTCAAGAGCGCATACGAGACGCGATGCGCCAGTCGTAGACTGCCCTGCCATCCCATCCGGCCGTACCCACTGGCGTTCAGCAAGCCGGTCCATATCCAGCACCCGGAGGGGTCGATCCGAACGTGAGACATGAGTCTGGCAACGTCATCGCCCCGGATCTGCTGGACCTTGAGGGGGTCGCCGTTCCGCTTCCAGCGCTCATAGTGCATTACACACCAGCCGCGCTTACGCCCGGGCTTGACACACCCGTCGATCGAGCAGGTCCGTTCGGTCAGCATCTCACCCTCTCCTTCTCTAGTACTGCGGCGAGCGTCACGGTTGGAAACATGCGCTCGCCGCGTAGGATAGTGTCACGCTTCGCCCGGTCCCCGTCAAGTCCGATGTACCTCTCGGTCGTAGCCACGGACGAGTGGTGGAGCATGGACTGGACGATGCGTAGCGCTGAGTCTACACCATCCACGGAGAGCCTGTCAAACAGGGCCCGGGCCGCACTACGGCGCAGCGTGTGTACCCCTTCGCGCTTGGTTGCCCCGTCCGCGTCATGGGTGGCATAACCGGACAGCGCCAGTGCCCCCTGAACGGCCTTGTGAGGGGTGCTGTAGGGCCTGGAGGGCACGTACTGGTCATACTGGACCATGACCCACTTCCCGCCCTCTCCGCGGGCCTCTAGCGTGGGCGGCAGCATGGCCGGTACGAGGTAGTCGTAGTCGCGCAGCGAGATCCCCTTGGCGCCCTCGTAGGTATCGAGCCAGAGGTGGAGTTCGTCCGCGAGTTCGTGGCAGATGGGCATGGTGTCGGACTTGGCCGACTTGGGCACGAGAACCTGGATGGTGAACTCCGTGAGGTCCACATCGCCAACGCGCAACAGCGCGATCTCCCCCGCGCGCAGGAGCAGGTACAGGCCCAGGGCAACGACGATGCGGTCGCGGGGGTTCTGCGCCGAGTCGATGAGTCCGGGGAACTGGTCGGCCGGTACGCGCATCCGCTCGTGCTTGGCCTCGGAGTAGGCGCGCCGGTGGCGCATGGGCGACGAGCCGTAGGGGATGTGCCCCTGCTGCTCGCACCACTTGAAGAATCCGCGGAGTTCGGCCACCGTCAGGTTCGTGGTCGTGGCGGCATGGTCTGAGCGGTAGGCCCCAAGGGCGTGGTCGAGGCTGGTTGACGTGATGGACGTGACATCCTCGCCAAGGAAGGGGGAGAGGACGGCGAAGGCCCGGCGCGTATTGCGCATGGTGGTCCCGGCGTACCCCTGACCCTCTCGTGACGTTAGGTATGCGGCCTGGACATCCCTTATGGTGCTCACAGTTCCCCCTTCGAGAAGTTGTCAAAGACGGCGACAAGGATCGCGTCCACCCGCTCGGCCCTGATCGCACCCCTCGAACTACAGACCCCACAGTCCGGGCAGCAGCAGTCCGGGCAGTCGTTGAGGCATTCGCTGTGAATCTCGCGGAACACACACGCCATGCACTTCCGGTCGTCGCAGTTCGAGCAGTCGGCAGACTGGCCGGGGCACTCGTCCAGGACGATGTTGCCGCCGTCGTCCACGATGCCCGAGGTCTCGATGTGCGGATCGTGGCGGTCTCGGCGCCAGCACGGACCGTGCGACCCGATGCGCGCAGCAACCGCACCGGCAGCCGGGGACTCGGCCGGGGAGGAGGCGAGGAGGGCGCGAAGGTCGGACACGCAGACGACGTTCACGCCGTACCCGCGGAACGGATCGGCACACAGCGCCTCGATCCCAGCGCGCAGGTCGGCGGTCATGAGTCGCGCCTTCCGGTCTTGCTCCGGCGCTCGGGCGGCGTCAGCGCGTTGCGCGCCTCAGCCTCGGCACGCTTGAGAAGGCGCAGCCGACGACGTGCGCCCTTGCCCTGGCGACCACTGAACGCGCTCATGACTTCTCCTTGGCTGGCGTGAACGTAACAACGAGACCGGGTGTGTGGCGCACGAGCCAGGCCGTGATCCAGTCAACGAGATAGGCGACGGCCTCGCTCTCGTCAAGGTTCTGGCCGAGCCCTTCGAGCAGTCCGGCCGCAGCGTGGTAGCCCTCGTGGGCGATGGTGTTTATCAGCGCATCCGCGCTCGGGTGCTTGGCAGCATCGATCCAGACGGAGATGTGCGTGCGCCCGGTCTTGGGGTTCCAGTATCGGGCGGTGAGCCCGATCGCTGGGGGTACGTCCAGGCCCTGACCGAATTGCTTGTGGATGCGAGCCCACTCATCGAAAGTCGTGGCGTAGTGCAACTGGGCGTCGTAGGGGTCGATCCTAGTCGATGCGCTCACTCCACAACCCTCACATTCCCGAGGGTGACGCTGGCGGATACCGCGATCGGCACAAGCATCGGCAGCGCGAAGTGTCCGCCGTGGTGCATCGGGATCAGCACGCCCCCGCGGGAACTCTTGGGCGGGCAGGTCACGATGCAGGGGATGACCGGGGGCACCGGGCGCCAGTTGCCCGCGCGGGCGATTGCAACGGTCATCCCGTCGGTGATTTCTGCGATGTTCACTTCGGTCCCCCATCCTTCCGCAGTAGTCCCGACGCCGCGAGGGCGTCGGCCTGATCCAGCGCCGTGTTGGCGCGGAAGCAGGTGCACATCTTCCCCTTGCCCGTGTAGACGGGACAGGTGTGGTGATGCTGGATCGGTGGGACGAGGGCCAGGAGGGCCTTCGTCACCGCTAGTCTGGTTGGAGTCATAGGTGGAGCGTAGCACCGTCCATCCGTTGCGTCAAGGGGTGTCTCTGCGGGCGGCGTAAGAGCGAAGTACGTTGACTCGATGCGTGACCTGCTCCAGGTGGGCGGGGTTGACGCACGAGCGGACTCGGCAGAGGTGATCGATCTCCAGGCCCTCCAGGAGTGGTCCCTTCAAGAGCGCATACGAGGCGCGATGTGCGCGCATTAGGAGGCCGCGCACCCGCACCTGACCATACCCCTTGCCCCTAAACGAGCCGGTCCATATCCAGCACCCGGAGGGGTCGAATCGAACGTGGGACATGAGCCGCGTAACGTCGTCAGTGCCCCGCCTGGGCTGCCCGGGGCGCGGATCGCCGTGCCGCCACCAGCGTAGGTAGTGCATCCTGCACCAACCGCGACCTTCGAGCGGCGCGGTACATCCGTCAATCGAGCAAGTGACCATCCCTGGATGGTACTCCCCCCTGACCGTTGCGCGCGTCTGTAGGTACTCCGAGAGGTGAGTACACCTAACAGTGTCCTTGTAACTGCTCTTACTATACACGGGGCACCCTTAGAGTGCCCCGTATGGTAGGTAGTTACTACGTGGTAAAGGCTACAAGCCTGAGTGTACACGACCCCGACCGTTACGTAGCGGGGCTACCTCACTAGGGTCGCAACGGCCAAGGGGTAGTACCATCCGGGGATGGCTACTTGCTCGATCGACGGGTGCGTCAGGCCCGTCGATGCCCGAGGTTGGTGCAGGATGCACTGGAAGCGCTGGCGTCGCCACGGCGCTCCCGGCGCCGCGCGCCCCGTGCGGATTCAGGGCGATGACAAGGCCCGACTCATGTCTCACGTTCGGTTCGAGCCCTCCGGGTGCTGGATATGGACCGGCTCGTTGAACGGTAAGGGATACGGCCAGATGTACTGGCGGGGACGGGTGTGGGCCGCGCACCGTGTCTCGTACGCGCTCCTGGGGGGACCGCTCATGGATGGACTGGAACTCGACCACCTCTGCCGCAACCGCCCCTGCGTCAACCCCGACCACCTGGAGCAAGTCACGCATCGAGTCAACGTAGTTCGCGGTTGGCGCGCCCGCGAACTATCGCCCTCCGGCCTGGGTGTGGTAGGGTTGCTCTCATGACGACGCGAGGGGTTGCCGTAGAGGTGGGGCAACTGCCCCCACATCTTTCTCATTCCCAGTACTCCACGTTCTCTAGGTGCGGAGAACTGTTCCGCCTGGAGCGCGTGTGGCACGTCCCACGCCCCCCGGCGTGGGCCCTCATCGGGGGCAAGGCGTTCCACTCTGCCACCGAGGATCTGGACCGCGCCGCTCATGGCTCGCGGTCTGCAGTCCGTTCGTTCCAGGAGCACCTCGAACTTGGGCTTGCCGAGGATCTGGCGGGCACCGACTACACCGAGGCCGACGTCCGCGCGTCCGGGAAGGCTAGCAAAGCCTGGCCGGAGAAGGAGAACCGTAGGTGGTGGGAGTTCAACGGTCCCATCATGGTCAGCCGCTGGGAGGCGTTCACTAAGACCGCCCCCCTGGACCTGGCCCTCTCGGTTGGCGAGGATGGCGTGGGCGACGGGCGGGCCGCGGATGTCCCGGCCATCGAGGTTCCCTTCCGCCTGATCGCGGGGTCCTCCACCATCGTCGGATACGTTGACCGCGTGTACCGCCAGCGCGCCGATGGCGCACTCGTCGTCCTTGACCTCAAGAGCGGCTCGTCCTCGCAGCCCTCCCCCGCGCAGTTGGGTCTCTACAAGGTGGGCCTGGAGGCGAAGTTCGGGGAGCCCGTGCAGTGGGGATACTTCTGGGACGCTCGCACCGGCGCGCTCTCCGAGCGCCACGACCTGTCCGCGTTCACCCATGACCGGATCGAGTGGCAGTATGAGTCATTCCGCTTCGCCCGTGACCGTGGCCTGTTCCTGCCGAACATCACGAAGGACTGCTCCTGGTGCGGCGTCCGCGACTTCTGTGTCTATATGGGGGGCGCCCGTTCGGCCGAGGTGCCGACCCCCTGGGACCTGATGGATGAGTCATGAGGGACGTCCTCTATGGTATCGACAGTTCCACCCGCATGAATCCCGGGGGTTCTGCCCGCTCCTGGTTCCCGCTCATTGGCGGACACCTATCCATCAGAGACCTGGAGGTAGATTCCGTGACCCTTCTACGTCAGGACCTACAAAACGAGGTGATCATGTGGCCCAGTTCGAGATAGGTGACACGGTTCTCATCCCGGTCGAGGTGGTCGCCATTGAGAATGGCAGGCCATACGGGACCTACACCGTGTACATGGAATACGCATCCGACGACCTCGGTCTCCTCGATGGCATTACTGCCATAGTTCCGCAGGTAGTAGCAACACTCCAACAGGAAGAAGACAACACATGAGTGACGAGACCGCCGCATTCACGGCGACCTTCAAGGCCGGTAGCGGTTACGATGCCCCCTGGGTTGTCATCCGCGCCGACGACGCGAACCAACTCCACGAGCGGCTCAACGCCGTGCGCGGAGGGTTCCCCACGATCTCCGAGGTGGCGACGGAACTCGCGGCCACCTACGCCGCAGCAACAGGTCTCGGCGCGACCACGATCACCGACCCGACCCCCGCTCCGGTGGCAGTCGAGGCCCCGGCACAGTCGGCGCAGATCTGGAAGTCGGTGGCCCCGGCCCAGGCCCAGCAGTCGTGGGTTGCTCCGCCGCAGCAGACCGCCGCTCCCGCGGCACAGGCGCCTGTCCAGGGCGGTAAGCAGTGCATCCACGGCACGATGGCGTACAAGAGCGGCGTCAAGAACGGGAAGCCCTGGGGTGGTTGGTTCTGCCCCACCCCCAAGGACACCCCCGGCCAGTGCGCTCCGGTCTGGGGCTGATAGTCGGTGCTCTCAGCGACACGTTCGGCGGAGAGGGCGGCGGAAAGCGGTCGCCCTCTCCCCGAGGTGCCCGAACTCTACGGCCTCTACCACTCCGAGTTCAGGTGCCGTCCCCGTAGGGGACAGGTCACTATGATCTTCGGGCAGCCCGCTTCGCAGAAGTCCGGCTTCGCCCTGTGGTGGACGAGCCAGATGAACCTGCCCACGCTGTACTTCTCTGCGGACATGGCCCAGCACACCGCGATCACGCGGCTCGGTGCCATCGTCACAGGAGAGACGGTCGAGCAGGTCTCGACCGGTCTGGAGTCTGACGAAGGTCCCCGATACGTCGAGGCCCTGACGGCCTCTAATCTACGGTTCTGTTTCGACCCCGATCCCACTCCCGGCACGATCTCCGAGGAGTTGGAGGCATGGGTGGAGATGTGGGACACGTTCCCCGAGGTCATTGTCATCGACAACCTAATGGACATGAACGTGGACTCCGACAACGAACTCATGGCGAACAAACAGATGTTGCTATACGCCAAGTCTCTAGCCCGGGACACGGGCGCGGCGGTCTTCATCCTGCACCATGCCAGCGAGGGATCGTCCGACCCGACCGAACCCGCGCCGCGTAAGAGCGTCATGAACAAGGTCTCGCAGTCCCCGGAGATCATCCTGTCCGTAGCCCTGGGCTACCAGCCCGGCGAGTTCAAGATCGGCGTCGTCAAGTACAGATCCGGGAAGTGCGACCCAACCGGGCGAACGTATGTTACGCTCAGGTGCGAACCAGAGTACGCCAGGTTCTGCCCGTCACGGGTCTACCACAAGGAAGGGTCGGAAGGATGAACATGCTAGCGGATGCCGTCAACCCCGAGGCTGACGATGAGTTCTCGTACGAGGAGGACCCTCGCACCGCCCTCCTCGCGCACCTATTCACGGATGGCATACCGGGCCTGGCGCGACACCGCTCGCCCCGCGAGCCCGGCCTTCTCTCGCCCCCACCCCCGCCCGTGGAGACGGGGCCCATCTTCCTACGGAACCCTGTAATCCCGATCCCGCAAACGTACCGCGATGCGGTCACTGCCGCCTGGGGCACGCCGGAGCAACTCCGGCATCGCCTGGAGGACGTGGCTGCCACGTTCGGTGTCGATCTTGACGAGCCGATCACCTCGATCCCGGGACTCCTGCCCCGGCACCACGATCCTGTCGAGCACCCGAGCCACTACACGTCGCACCCCTCGGGTGTGGAGTGCATCGATGTCACCGAGCACATGAACTTCAACCTGGGCAACGTCGTAAAGTACGTCTGGCGCGCTGGGCTCAAGGGTGATACACTAGTGCTAGAGGACCTGAAAAAAGGTCTATGGTATCTGGAGAGAGAGATCGGGAGGTTGTCGTCGTGATGGAGATGCTGGCAGAGGCCGTCGTGGTCTTCTTTGCCGCGGGCATTCTCGCCCTGGGTGTCGCCATCCTTGTCCTGTGGGCGCTCCTCAACCCCGGGTGGACCATCGGAATCGTCATCGCCATGGTCCTCGCCGCGCTGGTGCGCGACCGGATCGAGAAGGACAAGGAGGAGTCCCGATGACCGCCGTCGAGCGGCGGTCCGCAGCAGGGGTCCGGGCGCAGATCGCGGACGAGATCGACCAGGACACCGTGCTGTTCGCGGAGATCGAGCGCCTCGCTGCCGGACCCAACCCCTCGACGGCGGCCGACAAGATCCAGGACGCGGTTGTAGCCCGTATCGCCCGAGCCGCCCCGTGAGATACGTCGAGTTCATCGAGCCCGGCTGCGCACTGTGGCCCGCACCAATGTCGGGCGGGGGCCACCGCGCGGGGTACACGCTCTTGGGTTCCCTCGCCGATCTCTGGACGATAACAAGCGCCCTCTACAACGAACTGAGATGGGAAGTGTTCGAGTGAGCACCGCATCCCGCCGTATCGGCACCGCGTTCGAGTCCGCCCTTGTGGCGCACATCCGCGAACACTTCGGCCTGCGGGCCGAGCGCCTGCGTCAGTCCGGTAAGAACGACCAGGGCGACATCTATGTCGATGACTTGGGCCTGACATACTTGATCGAGGCGAAGGCAGAGAAGTCAATCAACCTGGGCGGGTACATCACCGAGGCCACGGTGGAGCGCAAGAACTACTGCCGCGCCAGGGGTATCCCCGAGATCGAGGTGTTGCCGCTGGTTGTGGTCAAGAGGCGCGGCAAGGGAATCGGTGAGGCGTACGTCGTCACCACGCTCGATGAGTTCTTCGGAACGGACTGAGATGGCGCTCGCTGTAGCCACGAGAGGACGCCGGGTGGCATCCTGTTCACCCGGTATCCTACGGGCCGTCTGGGACGCCTACTACTCCGACTATGACGGGTGGACGGGGATACCGGCCGGTGAGGGTTGGGCTCGCCTGACCCGCGCCGAGGCTGCGGCAAGGGCCCTCGGCTCGGGCTACGGGAACCTCCGCCACAGGGTAAGGCAGTGGGTAGAGAATCCCGACGTCTTCTCTCCGCACATCGACAGGATCGCGGTGGAGCGCGCCAAGATGCTCGACGGTGACGTGATAGCGAACCTGACCGGAGCCGAGTGGAACGTCCTGGTGGACGAACTGGCACACCTGCCCGCTGAGCGCGTCCCCTGGGCCGATGCCATGGTGGGGGAGAACTGGACCCACCTACCGGCCGAGGCCCGCGATAATCACGAGTGGTGGGCCCTGCCCCTGGCGATTCGCAGTTCGCTGAGGAAGGCTGTGTCGGGGCGGCGCACCCTACTGGGTGCGCCGTGACGAGCATGCGACTCCTCCTTGTCCACCCCGTCGGGCTGTCGCCGCTCGTCGGGCGCGTTGCGTGGGGCAGGGCGCTCGCCGTAGACATCGAGGCCATCGACGTGGCCCGAGCGGGCGTGATTGGCGTGGCGCTGTCGTGACTGACGACAAGCATCCCATCTCCGCCGTCCTCGAATCTCTGGGGATTCAGTGGCAGCATCGTCACGGCTGGCAGTTGATCCTATGCCCAGTCCACGACGAGTCCCGCCCGTCCTGCTCGGTGAACACCGAGGAGAATTGCTTCAACTGTCATGCCTGTGGTAACAAGGGTGACACCTACGACCTGATCCGTCTGATTGCCGAGAGAGCCGGAGAGACCATTGACTTCAAGACCGCTAGGATACGAGCAGCGGCTCTCTCTGGAATCAGCGACAGCGACCTTTCAGGCGGGACTGGTCGATTCACCGCAAGCGGTCGGGTACCTCGCGGGACGGGGTATCAGCCGCGATACCGCAGCACGGTTCCGTCTCGGCTTCGTCCGCGAGCCTCTTGACGGGTTCGAGCGGTTCGTTGACTGGATCTCCATTCCCTATATCTGCGGGGCGGGGCACGTGGTCGGGATCAAGTTCCGCTCCCTATACGATGAGGGCCAGCGGTACGACGCCCCCAGCAATCAGCGTACTCGTCTGTTCAACCCAGCGGCCTTGCTCTCGACGGGTGATACACTCTGCGTAACGGAAGGCGAGTTCGACACGATGATTCTCAGTCAGATCGGACTCCAGTCGGTCGGTGTCCCGGGGACGAATACCTGGAAGGCGCACCACTGGCGCCTTCTGGAGGGGTTCCGCCGCGTTGTCCTGTTCCGCGACAACGATGAGGCCGGGGCCATCCTGGAGAACGAACTCAAGAACGCCAACCTTCCGGTTGTCGTGGTCCACCCCCGCGGGGGTAAGGACGTGACCGTCTCCTATATGGCCGGTCACGGTGACGAACTCATCGGTCTTGCACTGGGCATCGCGCCCGCAGCCACGACGGCTAACTGAGAGGCAAGTGACAATGAAGACCATCGCCATCCACCCGGACGCGCAGGTCCCGTATCACTTCAAGCCCGCTGCACGAGCCTTCAACAACTTCCTGCGGGCAGTCCGGCCCGACGTGCTGGCGTCCGTGGGGGATGAGGTTGACTTCCCCCAGATCAGCCGGTGGACCCGCGGTCTCCGCGGAGAGTACACGGGCGACCTCCAAAAGCATATCAACGAGGGCGTGGCGTACCTGCGAACCATGCGTGAGGCGTTCGGTGACGGTGAGTTCCACATCACTCGCTCGAACCACATGGACCGCCCACTCAAATATCTGCGGCAGCATGCCGCGGGCATGGCCGAGTTGGATGCCCTCCAGGTGGAACACATGCTACACTTCGAGGAGTTGGGCATCACCTATCACACCCAGCCGTACGAATTGGCCCCGGGTTGGATGCTGGTGCACGGCGATGAGGGCGGGCAGTCCCGTGAGGGCGGCCGGACAGCGCTGAACCTGGCGAAGAAGTTCGGGAAGAGCGTCGTCTGTGGGCACACGCACCGCGCCGGTCTCATCCCTGACGTGCGCAGCGTGAACGGGCGCCCGACCCAGGTCGTGTGGGGCATGGAGGTGGGCAACTTCATGGACCAGCGCAAGGCCGGGTATCTCGGCGGCGGGTCCGCCAACTGGCATATGGCCTGCGGCCTGCTCTACGTGGACGGGTCGAAGGTGACCCCCCACTTGATCCCGCTCCGATCGGACGGGTCCTTCGTGGTCAGTGGCAAGGAGTACCGGGGATGAGTACGGGCCAGGAGAAGTACGTCAGCATGATCCTTGCTGCCGCTCGGCGTGCTGCCGGACAGGTGGCCCCGCGCTTCCCTGGCCTGCTCTCCTACGCGGACGCGGTACAGGACTCAACCGAGTGGCTACTGCGGCACCCCGAGAGGGTGCACCACCACACGCTACCCGATGGTACGTTCGGCGGGATGCTCTCGGTGGAGTGCGCGGGTCAGGTTGCCCGCTCGACGTACCGCTCCAGCGCTCGCGGAAGGGTCGCCCCGGTCACGGAGGACACCTACAGGTACGGAAAGGCTGTCGTTGAGATGGCGCTGCCCGGCGTGTGGGAGCCCGAGCACCAGCCGCTGGGACGGTTGCCGATGGAGCACAACTCCACCCGCTCCGACCCGGCTGTGGGCGGGGACTGGCGCGCCATCATCGCAGACGTTCAGCGTGCGGTGTCCGCGGTGACCAGCGCCACCGAGAGGAAGGTGCTGCTCCTGCGCTCGGTCCTGGGACAGGGCTGGGATGACATCGGATGGTCCCTGGGCGTCTCCGGGTCCACGGCCCGGCGCCGGTACTCCGGTGCGATCAGCGTCATCCTCGACTTCCTCAACGGTACGACAGAGGAGGCCCGCCGCGAGGTCGAGCCGACTCGTCGCGTGATAACCAACGCTGCCGCTCGGGCGATGACAGAGCACGAATGGGACGGGTGACGTGAGGGGCGTCGGGTCCGTCCTGCTCGTCAGTGTCGTGTCCTTTTACCCAACCCCCTGGGACGAACTGCTTAACTTCTACCACTATGAGACCGACTTCCGGTTCCTTCTCAACCGCATAAACCGCCCGATCAGGGTAGGAATCTATGAGGAGGCAGCGGGGCGATGAAGAGCGTCAACGTGACTACCGCCAGTACAATGTATCCCTATCCAACACGCTCGGGGATGTGGGAAGCGTTCGCGGGCCCCGTCCCGCACCGCATGGCGGTCTTTGTTCAGCAGATACAGCATCCAGTTGTGGCGGAACTTTACCGGGCGGTAATGCGATGAAGACCGTGAAGTGGGCCATGACAACCTCGTCCTCCTCCCCCGTGGGGTGGGAACAGAGAAACGGGATCTACGCCGAGCCGGGGCAACTAGTTACCCACTTCTGGTTGCGCATTACCTCTCACCTCATGGGGGCCCTGCGCGATGAATAGCGTGTATTCCGACGTCTGCCTCGGACAGAGGCTGTCCCTATATGGGGTGCCGATCCGCCTATGGCACCTTGATTGGGACGTTCGCCCCCTGGCCCTTGAGGGGATATCAGGTACCATCTATGTAGCAATCGTCTGGCCCGAGCAATGAAGAGCGTATTGCGCGACATTCGTACCCCGGGAATCTTGGTGATGAACGCCGTATCACCGCACCTATGGTACGTTGCGAATATCGGCGGCGGCACCGGTTCCCAAATCCAACTGTCCATCCAGGGCGCAATAGTATGGGCCGCCGTGGATCAGGCGGCCGCCCTACGGGAGGTACCCTCCTCGTAACCTCCGTAGAGACACGGAACCCCCCACCTAGGTCCTAGCGGGCCAAGATGGGGGGTTCGTTCGTTAGGGGGGCTCCTGGGGGGCATCCAGGGGCATCGTAGGCCCCGTCAGGGGGCCACTCCGATGTATGGGTGGTCCTGACAGGTGTACTCGCCCGGCTCGCAGTAGTTCGGGCACTGCTGGCCCCGGTACGATCCGGGGACGGTGGCCTCGCAGCGGCTCGCCGGTGAAGTGTTCCGAATGGACCAGTATTCAGTCTCGGTCAGGATGATGCCCTCGGATGGTCCGCCATATGGGTGTATGGTGAGCCACCACTCCGGGCCGTCTACGTGCGTGTCAATGTCCATAGTTTCTCCTTGATTACGACGATACAGTTAAAGCATAGGAACTCCGTCCCTGCGAGCGCGCTCCATATCCTCCCCTCCCCCAGGGGAAGGGTGTCCACCGGATAGAACGGAGCAACCGACCACACCTTGCCCTTTACACTCCTCATTCCGTACTCCAGTCCGACCAGAGCGGCTGGAAGATATCGGCAATAGGAATCCACAGGAGCATACCCAGGTCACGTTCGTCGGCCCAGCGGGACCGCAGTAGGCGGAGATATGCCGCGCCCTCGACGTATGTCAATTCGAGGTGGGCCGACGATATCCGCTCCATCCTACTCGCCAACCTTCTCGATCTGTCCGACGGCGGACGCGACACGGATGATCGTGCGCGGGAAGTCCGCACCCAGTTGCCACTTCGCGGCGGCGCCCTGCGTGGCGCTCAGGCCGTAGGCCCATGACAGGGGGCCGTCCTTGACGACGGTGAGGAACCACTCGCGCTCCAGCAACGTCTCGTATGCCCTGGACAGGATGGCACGAGCGAGCGAGCGGCTGTCCTCATACTCGGAGGACTCCAGCAGTTCCTCGATGGCGGCGATCTCGTTGCCGCGTGGTGTGACGTGCGGGATGGTCATGGGTCCTCCTCTGGTAGTTCTAGTGCCCGGGCGCCGATCTGTGAGCGCACGCCCGGGCTGTTGGGTCAGTCCTGGACCATCCTGATCTCGTCTGCCTGCTCGCGCTGACGGGAGATCGTGTATGTACCGGCCCCGATGCCCGCGTACCCGTGCTCCGGGTGCGCCTGGTAGACGGTGGCGCCGACGGGGACGGTCAGCGTGCCGAGGACCAGCGAGCCCTCGGTAATGGTGGCGGCATCGAAGAACCCGCCCGGGAGGAGCAGGTGCGTGTTGCCACCCACCTCGCCCTTGACGACGGCGACACCCACGGCCGGGATCGGCGTGGTTGCCGGGGCCTGGTCGGGAGCCGGGAGGATCAGGGTGTCGCCCTGGGCCTGGGGCCCGGTCAGGACCGGGATGGTCGCCTCGCGGCTCAGGTGGTCATCCACCTGGACACCGAAGCGGGTGATGGCCTCACCGATGGTGAGAGTGTTGCTCTGCATGTTCGTGCCCTTCTTGTTGGTACTGCCGGGACTCTATTATGGTATCACGCGCGACGCTGGAGCGTCGCGTAGACATCAGGACTCACACCATACCCCCATGCGGCCGCCTCACGCAAGGCGACTCGCGCGATGCGCTTGGCTGCGTTCCGAACGACGGAATACGAGACGCCGTACTCGGCGGACAGTTGGGCGATATTGCCATTCCCGTTCCCGATCTTCCCGGGACGGTAGCGCAGCGCGAGGTCCCGCGCAACGCTCAGCGGCACGACGGTGTTCACGCACCGGTCCATGAGGACCGTATCGAGAGCATTGTCCCCAGTCGTGCCGAGATAGAGGTGCCCGATATTCAAGCACTGGCCGTTACCGCACCGGTGTAGGACCTTCATGATTCCCGGGTCTCCCCGGGCGATCCACCACACGGCGCGACTGGCGTTCATGTCCCGGCCGTCCAGTTTGTAGGTGGGGCGCTTTGAGCGGCCAGCCTCGACGCACTCGACGGTCTCGGCCCGGGCCCCCGCATAGACGAGTGCCCGGAACGCTCCGTTGCCCCGCTTCATCACGCCCGCCGCTCGATTTCCAGGTACTGCTCGCGGGTCACTCCGTACGTCCAGGCGGCGGCGGCGATGGGGTCATCGATGTCGGCAGGAACTGTTAGGCCGAACTTCCTACGCACCCCGCCCCGTTCCGTTGTCCCATTTGTCACGAGAATAACCCGCACCGGTTCATCGTAGATGGCCGCTGGCACGTCGTAAAGGGTGATAGTGCAGCCCGGATTGCCTGGATCATCCACCACCTCACCGACCTGTGCCAACTCGGCCTCGACCACGAACTGATCCCAGCCCAGCCGTTCGATGGCGCTGCGGCGAACCTCGGCGTTCGGCTCCTGGAGGATGCGGGTGGTGTCCCACTCGCCCCGGATCATCTCGGCGGGCACGCGCGTTCCGTGCCACGAGTAGAGGGCGAAGCCATCCGCGTACTCGATGGCGGGGCCGTCTGCGTTATGGAGCCGCTGCTGCGGGTCCAGGTGGAGCGCCGTGGGGCGCTCGGTGAGGATGATGGCCCGATCGAACGGCCACCACCATCCACAACTTTTCGCCACGCGGATCAGGCCGGACAACTTCTCCGTGCCCTCGACGGGTACAACTACCCGGAAGTAGTCGTTGAAACTGAGCCACCCCGCATCGTGCTGCCCGTAGGCTGCCGAGCGGACCTGCTCACGAATGGCCGACTTGGCGCCGTTGCGGGCAGTCGTGGTCATCCCGGCCCAGACCTCCGAGAAGGTCGGGTAGTACTTGCCCTTGCCGATGACGGCCATGATGCGTTCCCAGACCTCCGGGTAGCGCTCGTCGTAGTCCTCTTCGACGTTCGAGATCAGCCCGACCGTATCATCGACGGCAACGGTGCCCGCAGCGGCCTCCTCGGCCAGTGACGAGGCCAACATCCATGCCCCGATCGCACCCATCATGGGGGAGTCGAGCCAGATGATGCTCTCGGGCTGGTCGAGCCGGGCGATGGTGTACGCCTCGCGGGCGCCAGCCTCCGCCTCTTCGCGGTCGGCTCGATCGGTACTCAGACCGATCTTGAGCCACATGTCACGGTGCGGTTCCAACGCCGCCTCCTGCCCTGGCGTCAGTTCTGTAATCTTCTCAGCCATACCCCTCTTCTCCCTCCGTGGTGGACTCGATACTGAACGAGTGTACGGTACCTTCGATCACGATGTCAACAGCACCGCGGGTCGCGGCCTGGGCGACTCTGCGGTACGTGTCGCTGGGGATGACCCATTCCCCGCGTGGGTTGTCGCCCACGCGCGCGATGCGCAGGTCGTAGGTGGACATCCCGGCCTCTTTCATCCCTACACCTCGTCCAGTACGGCGTCAATAGTCATGGTCTGCGGCAGGAAGCCGAAGTCCCAATCGCCCTGGTTCAGGACACGGCTAGAGATCAGGTAGTGACCGCCGTCCGCTGGCAGTAACTCGGCGTCGAACCGGGACAGCCGGACCTGGATCATCGCCCTACCCCACGAACATGGGCGGCGGTAAGTTCTTGTCGGAGGTTTATCCACTCCGCGACGCGCAGGACGTCGCACACCAACCCGTAGGGGATCTCAGGGATCACCAGGGTGGAGGAGGGAACGAACGCCGTTCGTGCATCGTATATCGCCAGGTTGACGCCCTCCATCTTATCGCCGTATCTCGGCGCCATCAAGATACGGCGGCATGGACATGCCGCCACGGTTCGGGGCCAGCCAGAGCGCCAGGAGCAGCGCGAGGGCGATCAGGAGGATCGCGCACACGGCGCGGCCACGACGGGTGAGCCTAAGGACGGTCACGGCTGCACCCGGCCCTCTAGTGTGTGCTCGATCCTACCGAACACCCGCGCCACCGGGATCAGGGTGCTGCCCTGGTAGCACAGCACCCATACATGATCCGCGACGCGCGTGTTTTCGAGATAGGCGATTGCATGGGGACGCTTCCATGTCTCGTGCCGAACACTCCTCATGCGGTCACGCTCACGAGCCATGCCGACGCGGGGGTGCCGGTCTCGAAGTCCTGCCAGAGTCTAAGGTTGACCTTACATGTGGCGCACAGGTACACGCGCAGTTCGCGGACCCACCACAGGTGCTCCCAGGGGCCCGGGTGGGCGCTACATGCGGCACAGGCTGGCGGATAGGACATGACGCCATCCCCTTCGGTTTGTTGGGTTCCTACCAAGTGCCCGCGTGGCCGGACAGTGAGGACCGCGCGGGCGATGTGCGTTGCTCAGTCGGTCACCTCCCCCTTCTCGATGAGGACGGCCGTGGGCGAGAGCCGCGAGGTCCGCGCGTTGCCGCGCCAGCCGATCACGTCGTTGCGGTTGATCGGCTGTGCACACTGACGGGCAGCCTGGACGGTGAACGGCGGCGCAGGGTTAGCCAGGTACATGTGCGATCCGTACTCGACCGACGGCTTGAGCGGCATCAGGTGTTGCCATCCCTCGCTGTCGGAGTACTGGAACGTGCCCCACAGGTTGGTCTCCGGGTCGCGGTAGGTTAGGTAGCCGCCCATGTGCCCCGGTGTGCGCCACACCTCAAACCCGGCATCGGCCAGGGTCCGAGCATAGGCGGTCAGGTCTTCCTCGTCCTCGGTGGTCTTCTCGGTGTTCATGGTGCTTCCCTTCTCCCGGGGCTCGTCGCCCCATCTCGGTGCTACTCTGTAAGTGTCCCACGTCTGGTGGAACCTGTCAAGCGTGTAGCGTGTCGCGCTTCCGGCGCGTGCACATGACGCGGACGAACAAGCGTAGGTGCCAGATCAGCACGGGAGGTCTCCGACATCCTCGAAGGTCGGGGCGCCGGTAAAGATATGCTCGTCCCCCATGACGGCGCGGATAATCTGGTCGTCGGTCGCGTCCACCCCGCGGGGGTGACCCTCTGAGAGGCACATGGTTGTACTGTTGAGAGACACGCAGGCCCGAACGGCGCCGCTGGAGCGTTCGCGGATAACGGCAGTGACGCTCGGCTCATCCCAGCGGTCCCCTAGACCCCGGCTCATGTGAGCGATTCCGGCAGTCCTGCGCTCCACGGTGAAGCGGTTGACGCTAACAGTCATGATCCCATTCCTTCCCTAGCGGTTGGGTAACCCTTACGTGCCCGGGCGCCGATCTGTGAGCGCACGCCCGGGCCACCGTGCTAAGCAAAGTGCTGGCGGCATTCCCCCGGTTCGTAAGAGTAGTGGTGGGGAGAATCGCACTCGGGACAAGTGCGCTCGGTGGCGGGCTCCTCCTCGTCATAGGCGCCACCGTCCACGACGACGCCACCGTGGCGCAGGGCCTCACCCTGCGCGGTGTCGCGGTCGAGATACCAAAGTGGGGCCCCGCCCTTGCCCTTCGCCACCGCCCCATCTCGGCGCTGGATCATATAGTGCACGGGCCAGGTCCCGACGATGCCGGGGTGACGGGCGCCGGACGAGTCGATATAGGTGCAGCGTTGCGCGGTCATGTCATGCCCACCATGTATAAGCGTGCCGTGATCCGTCGAGGGTACACCCGCACCCGTCGCACCGATTCCGGGACATTTCGCGTGTCTCGCACCCGGTCGAGTGACTATCGGAATCAGTCTCCCAGTGATCCGGGATGCCACAGTCTAGGCCGACCGTTGCATCGGTGTCGGGCTCAAGGGACCACGGGACGCACGCGGGGTTACACCCGCACGCCTCGCGGCCACGCTCGCCGGTGTCGCGTGCCAGGTAGCACGCGACACACACCCACAGGACACCCTGAGCGGTCGGGCGTCGTCGCCCCATCTCGGTGCCCTCTTGAACGTCGGGCGCGGTGATCCATGCCACGATGCCGGGGTGCTTGGCACTCACGGCCGTGGTCGCGTATCCCATCGCCCGGAGTTGTCCGAGCAGGTCCCGAACCGTGGCAACGGGCACGCGGCCCGGTAGCACGGTCTTCAACTCGGCCGGAGTGTGCGGAGTGTCACAGAGACAGCGGTACACTTGGCGCTGGGCGCCCGTCAGGTTCAGTAGGTCTATCATCATCCCATCCTTCCATCATGTCCGGTATCTGCCAGACTCCACCCGGTACGGTCGCCCGCACCGGATGGGGCTTGTCAGACTCCAGCGTAGTACGTGGGCACCAGGTCGGTCGGGGGAAGCGTGACGCTAGTCCGACTCCCCGGGTCACCCTGCCGGTGAACCTCCAGCAGCACGGTGGCGGCAGGCCCGACCGTCTCGCGGTTGTAGGTGACTGCCCAGCGCGAACCTGGGGACAGTTCGATCACGTCGCCCGGCCGCAGATAGCGGGCCAGGATATTTCGTTTGTCGTCGCCCCATCCCGGTGCCGTAGCGTGAGCGGCAGCCGCGTAGGCGTGGAGGTCGAACTCAGGTTCGGCGTGCCGCACGGGTGGCAGCGGGTCCGGGCCGACTAGTTCGCCCTCACCAATCACCAGCGCGATGGCTTCCTGGCGGTACACGCGGGCCAGGTCTCCGATCTCTGCGCGCAGCCACTCGGCGTCGCGTTCCTGGCCCCACGTTGTGCCGTACCGGGCGATCTTGGCAGAGTCCTCGACTACGCCGCCCCACTCTCCTACGCCGTAGTGGGACTCAAGCCGCCCCGCGCCAGTTGTGGCATAGGCTAGGACGGTGCGCACGCGCCTCTGGAGCGCTTCCCAGTGGTTCGCGCTCATGGGAGCGCCCGCTATGTTGCGGCCGACCGTTACAGTGATTGTAAGTGTCATGTCCTCATTCCTTCCCTCAGTGGCGGGCTCATCAGCGATGGGATGCCAGCCCATCGGACTAGGGCCACGGCCCTAGTTTCGCCTCACTTGTCAGAGATCCTCCCCGCACGCATCGCACGTCTCGCCGTTCGAGTCGGACGAGTGGATCACCTTAGGGAAGTCCCCCGAGTCGAAGGTACGCTCGTCGTCGCGGTCGATGCCGAACCCTGCCGCTAGTTCTGTCAGGTTGTCTTCGGCTGGCATGTGGGTGAGATCCTCCCACCCATCGAACGGCTCACCCTCGCCCGTGGGTAGCGCGATCAGGGTGCACGCCGGGCAGAGTATTTCTGCTTGGAACGTGTACCCAACGATCTCCCATGCCTTGCGCCCGTATCCCATGATGCCGTTCCTTCCGTTGTCGTTGACCTTCCATCGCGGCGCACGGTCGCCCGCGCGTCGCGATGACGTGTCAGCGCTCGAACGTGCTCCACCCGTGCTCGGCATGTCCCGTAGTGAACAGGTCGCCCGCGATGCGGTCAGCAAGCGCTGAGGTAGCGGTGGCGTAAGGCGATGCCACTAGCACCGCGTAGACTGCCCCTAGCAGCGTCGTAGCAGCCTCGGTTAGATCGTAGCGGTAGTTGCCATGCCGGATATGCTCGGTCACGGTAAACCGGTTCGGCGTGGGGGTGTCGTCGGTCACGCGAGCCGCGCGGATCTCAGTCTCACGCTTAGCGAGATCCTGGCACGCGGCGCACTTGCAACGGACATATCCGGCAGGGTAGTCGAGTGCGTTGAAAGGTTCGGCCGCGTATGCACTGGAGTCGAGTCGGTCGGCCGCGTCGCGGATCTCGGCGTGCTCGCCGTCGGTAGCGTCATACGCGGGCACGTCGAACGCGACGCTAGGGCGACGCGCTATCTCTGCTAGTGCAGCATCGCCGCGCGCGGTCCCTGCCCACTGGCTCGCGTAGCGGCCCAGCGCGTCGCCGTTCAAGTCTGCGGGGTTGATACTGGCGACCCGTCGCGCCTCGATAGCGCGAAGCGCTGCGCGTGTCGTGGTGGGAATGGGTGCCACTAGCGCGGCGTCGGCCGCGTCGCTCCGGTCCTGCGCGCTACGTCCGGCGTTAGCCTGCGAGTGGATGAGCGATGCTAGTCTCTCCTTGCGTGTCCAGCGTCGGTCGGTGTCGGCCTGGTTGCGCCCGGACTGCCAGGCGATGTCGTTGTAGGTCACGGTTCGATCCTTCCCTAGTCGTGATGCTTGCGTGCCCGCCCAGGACTCGATCCTGGGAGTGTGCCGCTCGGGCGGTGGTGCTAGGCGCGGGTGTCGAACCGCTCGACGTAGGCGCGGGCAGACTCGACAGTGTACGTGCCGGTAAGCAGCGCGGCCTGCTTATTTGCGAGACTACGCGAGCCCCACTGGTCAAGCCATGTGCCGTATTGGTTGCGCACGACGTAGCGGTAGGTGCCCGTCGTGCCGGTCTCGACGTCGCCGTCGGGCTCGCGTGTCACGGTGTAGGAGACGGGGAGGGCCTCGCGCTCGGCCACGCGGATACGGTGGGCGATGTAGTAGTCGTTGCTGTTCATGGTCTCGCCTTTCGTTTGTCGTGCGGCTGAGAGTAGGGACACGGCGCGCGGCCTCAGCCGTGCGCCATGCTCAGGCGCTCAGTCACTCATGGGTGGGTAGCACTCGTCCCAGGTTAGGACGTGCGGTGCGGGGGCGATGGGGCGCGAGCCGCATGACGTGCAAAGCGGGGAGCCGTTCGGCCCGCGCCACTGTGTTAGCACGCGGCAGGAGGAGCACCGGAGCGAGAAGTCTGCGCGGACCATTCGGCCTATTACTGTGTCGTGCCACATGATGCATCCCCTTCATTTGTCGTGCCCGGTTCGATCCTGTGTCCTCGACGTGTGGGGCACTCCATTCCGTATGCGTTCGGGATACGGGGAGGAGAGGAACCACTTCCGCTAGACCTGATCGTCTAGGTACGGTCGCCACGTCTACGTACTTGCAAGGACCACACTGCCAGCACTGCGCCAGGGGTGCAAGTCCATAGGGCGTGTCAGCGTGTGATCTTGGTCACACAGGGCAACCTTAGTTAGGACGCCCTTACATGGGCAGGGTGGACGTGCTGCTGCTGCTGCTGCCATGTGTGTGCATCGCTATGCAGTCGAGTGCATACGCATACGGTAGGACTGTCGGCGTAGTAATGCAAGACACAACTGCCTGATCCTGCCCACTACACACACATACAGACACACATGCCCACACATAGCACAAGGTTAGCCTATCCTAACCTTGTGCTCCCTTGACTATGTGCGCAGTCATGCTCTAGGGGCGTGAGCGCGAGCAGCGAGCCCCCCGGCGAGCGCGTCGAGCGCTCATCTCGACCCGGGGGTTGTTAACTTGACCCCTCCTGTACTTGAGGGTACTGTCCCACGATGTGGTACGTGGGGATACGCCCACCCCCTCTGACCTGCACGTATGGTCCTACCCTAAAACCTTCACAGAACCTACACATGATAACTGGTATCGCCGTCAGATATTTCATGGATACTAAGGGTGGGGGGTAGTGAGCGAACGCAGTGAGCGAACGGGGGGAGAGCGTAGGGCCCTCTAGGGAGGGCCCCTACGCGACAGGGGGGTAGCAAGTGCCCCCTCAAGGGGCACTTGCGTAGGGGGGGTTGACACCCACCTGCTCACCGGGTACGCTCCCGGGTGACCTGTCCTGAGAATCGGGACATCGAGACACCTGGGGGAAGACCATGCTCACCATCATCCTGCTCCTCATCGCCGCTGTCTGCTTCGGTCTTGCCGTGCTGAACGTGGCGAGCAAGATCAACCTCATCGCGCTGGGGCGGTTCTCCTGGGTTCTGTCCGTCCTGGTCCCCCTGATCCACTGACACCTTCCGGCCTGGGTGTGATAGGATGTGTCGTATGAGACACGCGACACGCAACCCACCCGGGCGCTCGGAGCACATCTTCGTCCACCGGGTCCTCGAACTGGCCGGAGAGGCCCTGTACTTCGCGTGGTGCGCGGCCTTCACGATTGTCCTCATCGGCTGGGCCCTCACCGCGGCGGGGTAGGGATAGGATCTAGTCGTACCCCGGTGGACCTGCCGCACATCTGTTGGTGGCGGGCACCGAGGTCGTCGGGGAGACGGGCAAGTGACGCCCGCAGCGGCCTAGAGACGCGCCCGACCCGTCCC